CACTGCTGTTTACATGGAGACAGATTGCTAAGATGAAAAACTCTGTAGCAACCAATCTACTTATTCTAGATGAGACATTTGACTCCAGCCTAGATAACGATGGTGTAGAAAACTTGTTTAAGATTATTCATACCTTGGGTGCTGATACAAATGTATTTGTTATTTCACATAAAGGTGAGATTCTGGATGGTCGTTTTAAATCCAAGATGGAATTCTACAAGGATAAAAACTTTTCCAAAATGCGTTAAGAAAGTTCTTGACATTATGTTGGTAATGATATAGAATACAATTCTAACTTTGAGATTATAAAGGTTTGTTATGAAATACAGTGAAGACGCTATCCTAGATGAACTTAATGAATATATATTGTCAACCTACAAAGGGCATTATTCTAAACAGAAGTTTCAGGCTACTGAGTTCATTATTGATTCTGGTCACGGGATGGGGTTCTGTCTCGGAAACGTAATGAAGTATGCACAACGTTACGGTAAAAAGAATGGTCGCAATCGTGATGACTTGATGAAGATTGCACACTATGCTATTATGGCTCTACATGTTCATGATCTAGATGAGGAAAACTTTGATGTTGAATAATACTATGGAAGTTATTAAAAACTTCGGAACAATTAACCAGAACCTTGTGTTTCGTCAAGGCAATGTTCTTCGCACTGTAGCAGATGCTAAGAATGTTCTTGCTAAGGCAACTCTTGATGAAGACTTTCCACAGGACTTTGGTATCTATGATGTGAATGAGTTTATGAGCGCATTCAATCTGATTGAAGACGGTAATGTATCTTATCAAGACAAGCATATGGTGATTGCTAATGGTCAGTCTTCTATTAACTATTTTTATTCTGATATTGAAATGTTAACTAATCCACCTGAGAAAGACTTGGAAATGCCAAGTCCAGAAGTTACATTCAATCTCACGCAAGATATTCTGAGTCAACTTCGCAAGGCTTCATCTGCTCTTGGTCATAAGAGCGTGATTATTGGAAGCACAGAAGATGGCACAGTCACCCTATCAATCGTTGATCCTAAGAACATGACTTCTAATGTGTATACCATTGAAGTTGATGGTGCATGGCATGGTAATATCCATCCTAATGCGCAGCTAAGTATCAACATTGATAATCTGAAACTTCTGCCCGGAGATTATTCCGTTGAAGTTTCTTCCAAACTTATCAGTAAGTTTACTAACGTTAGTCGGCAACTCCAATACTGGATTGCTTTGGAAAAAAATTAAGAGGTATTTTTAATGGAAAACGAAAACGAGTTTCTGGATTTGGCACAGAAAGTCTCCCGTTCTAGTATTGCTATCATCGATGCAATTGTGCAGCGTGGTGCATTCAAGGGAGAAGAACTGTCCACAGTAGGTGGTCTGCGTGACCAATGTGTGCAGTTGGTGCAGAAGGTTGAAGAGCGTCAGCAAGAGCTGGCAGAAGAAGAGGAATAGTATAATGGGTCGTTATGATGATGAAGATGATGGTGTTTACACTGAATACACTTTGACCATGCGTCGGTATAATAATCATGATTGTGTGAATGATGTATCTTCTACTTTTCGTGTGAATGATGAAGACTTGGAAGAAATTCTTGAACATACTTCTTACTTCCTTCAAGGATGCTCTTTTACATATGTCAAAGGTCTAACTGCTGATAAAAAAAGCAGTTAATATAATAGGGGGCTTGACTGCCCCCTTTCTTTTCTATATAATGGTTTCCTAACTCTAGTAAGGAATATTGATGACTGATTTTCTTTTGGTCGAGAAATACCGACCACAAACTATTGACTCCTGCATTCTACCACAATCACTGAAAGATACATTTAATCAGATTGTAGAAACAGGTGAAATCCCTAACATGCTATTCACAGGTACTGCTGGTCTTGGTAAGACTACAGTAGCAAAAGCATTGTGCAATGAACTGAACCTTGACTGGATTCTTATCAACGGTTCTGAAGAAGGTAACATTGACACACTACGAAATAAAATCAAACAGTTTGCATCTACTGTATCATTTACAGGTGGTTACAAAGTAGTTATTCTAGATGAGGCAGACTATCTAAACGCACAGTCGTTTCAACCTGCCCTGCGTGGTTTCATTGAAGAGTTTGCAAACAACTGCCGATTTATTTTAACCTGTAACTTCAAGAATCGTATTATTGAACCTCTACACTCACGGTGTGGTGTATATGAATTTAATACAAATAAGAAGTCTATGGCTGGACTGTCTGGTCAGTTTATGAAACGACTGACTTGGATTTTAGATCAGGAGAATATCACTTATGATAAGAAAGTTTTGGCAGAACTTATTATTAGGTTTGCTCCTGATTGGCGGCGTGTCATTAATGAGTGTCAGCGTTATTCTCTCTCTGGCACTATTGATACTGGTATTCTTAGCCTGCTTTCCAATAATTCTGTCAATGATGTTATTGGATATCTTAAAGCAAAAGACTTCAAAAAGATGAGGTCATGGGTAAGCAATAATATAGATACAGACACTTCTGGTATTTTCAGGATCATTTACGACTCTATGACAGAAACTATGCAGCCGGGCAGCATTCCCCGTGCTGTGCTTATCCTAGCTGATTACCAATACAAGAATGCATTTGTAGCAGATCATGAATTAAATATTGTTGCCTGTCTTACAGAACTAATGGCGGAGGTAGAATGGAAATGAAGCACGAATTAACTCTTTACACACAACCTAACTGTGTCTACTGTGACATGATGAAAGCAAAACTTGATGAATGGGGTTACAAATATAATGTAAAGAACATTCAAGAAGATGAAGCAGCTAGAGCTTTTATTGTGCTGGATGAAAGACATAAAACTGTTCCCCAACTTTACTATGGTCATTTTAATGTGAACAGAGATGTAAACACAGAAGAGTTTACTCAAAACATTTTAGAAGAAAGTCTCCCTAAACATGTCTTCTAATCCCAAAGACCCTTGGATAGATAATTATTGGTCTGAAAAAAGAGATGACTTTTTATCAAAAAATATGTCTCCTGATGAATTACAGTCTATTCAAAGCCTTAAAAAGTCTTTTCTTTATGAAGATAACTTGGCATGGGAAGTCTATAAAGTTGACAAACTAGACCATACTTGGAAATGGGATGTTCCTGATGAATACTGGATGAGTAATAACTCATATGCTAGACCAATGCAACTTGCTATATGCGCATCACTATTTGAACAGAGAAAACAAATGGAAAATCCTATTTGTATTTCTGTATATGATAGTTATTGGTTACATCCCGGTACACATCGATATTTTTTAAATAGAGTTTGTGATGACTTTGACTTGCCAGCATTAATTATTGATACATCCGGGAAGTATAATTACCAAAGAATATTAAATGATTTTAAAGGTGTAGAACCATATGAAGAAAGTTTAGATATTACATATGTAAGAAGAAATAACACTTATATCATAAAACCTGCCAGAGTCTTAGCTGATGAAAGTTATTACAAATTAGAATATAATAATATTGTTAAGATTTTTAATCTTGATTATGCTGTTGATATTTGGTATAATAATCATCACTACATGACGGTTCAAAACAATAAACCTAAAAAATCTTTTAGAGTAAGTGGTGTTGAGGGAATTGCACAATTATCTATCCACTTACTTTGTGATCCTAACTATGAATTTGAAAAGATGTATTATGAACCCATTTGAATTTGTAAAAGCAATCAACAATAAGAAAGATATCATGCGTGATGACCTAGATGAAAAGGCATACAATCCTTTCATGGTCAATCACTCATATTCTTATTTTCCTGAGACTGTACTACTTGCTAATGAAATGAATATCAATCACCACCTTGATTCAAAACTCCAAAATGACTTTTTGCTAAATACTATTAGAAAAAATCCAAAACGGTTCTCCAAATGGAATAAAACTATTGAGGATGGAAGTCTTGAAGCGGTGAAAGAATATTATGGATATAGCAATAGTAAGGCTCGTTCTGCTCTTTCACTACTTTCTACTGAACAAATAGATATAATTAAAAAGAAGGTAGATCACGGTGGAAAAAAGAGAAGTAAATCTAGTTGACTGGCAACCAAGTGACATGTTAGAAGTCACACTAAATGAACCAGACGATTTCCTTAAAGTAAAAGAAACATTAACTCGTATTGGTATTGCTTCTCGTAAAGATAAGAAGTTATATCAGTCTTGTCATATTCTGCATAAGCAGGGTAGATATTTTATTACACATTTCAAAGAACTATTCTTACTTGATGGTAATAAGTCTACACTTGAAGACACAGATATTCAAAGACGTAATACGATTGCTACTCTGCTTTCTGATTGGGGGTTGCTCACTATTGTTAATAATGAAAAAGCAAAAGACGTTGCACCACTAAGACAAATTAAGGTTCTTCCATTCAAAGAAAAGAATGAGTGGGAATTGTGCCCAAAGTACAATATCGGCAAATAATGGAATTTTATAATTTTATAGGAATTCAGAAAAATTTTTTATCAGATGATCAATGTGATAGTATTATTGATGCAATGTATGATAAAAACCTACAATATGATGAAATACAAATTCAACATAATAGTAGTCGTTCTGACAGTGCTGTTTTTATAATTAAAGATAGTTTATTGTTTAAAGAAATAAATGATAAATTATCAGAATCTTTAAATGAATATAATATAAACTATCATTTAAGAGATGCTACTCATTACAAGAATGATGCTATAAAAATACAAGTTTCTGAAGATGGTGGTGGGTTTCACAATTGGCATTCCGAGTGGGATCAATCCGCTCCACTCAGAGAAATTGTCTGGATGGTATATTTAAATGATGATTTTGAAGGTGGTCATACAGAATTTGAATTTTTAAATCATTCTGAAAAACCAGAAACAGGAAAATTGCTTTTGTTTCCAGCTGGATACACACATAGGCATAGAGCAAGTCCAAAACTAAAGGGACAAAAATACATTATTACTGGATGGTTCGAAAGATAAAAAATACTTTTGCATTTTATGCTTGACAAATGGTATTGCCTATGATATAAATATTTCTGTAGATGCGAATAATCGGTCTACTTTCTCGCTAATTTAATAGGAGATTTCAGATGACAAATAATCAGAAATACGCTCGTTTTCCTCGTTCTGCCTTTGTAGGCTTCGATCACATCTTCAAAGAACTTGAAGAAATGACCAAGCATGCTTCAGATCACTATCCTCCGCACAACATCATCAAAGATGAAGATATGAAGTATCGTATCGAAATCGCAACGGCTGGATTTAAGGAAGAAGAGTTATCAGTAGAACTTAAAGATGGTATTCTTGAAGTGAATGGTGACCATACCCCAAGAGGTTTGGAATTTATTCATAAAGGCATTTCCACCCGTAAGTTCCATCGTTCTTTTAGACTATCTGAATATACACAAGTTACAGGAGCTTCTCTGGAGAACGGCATTCTAGCAATTCATTTAGAAGTCGTACTGCCCGAAGAGAAGAAGCCTCGCAAAATTGCAATCAACAATCACAGCGAGGTAACTAAAAATGCTGAACTTCTTACGGAACATGGGTAAAAGACTCATTGAATCCAGAATGAATTCTGCTTACTACGGTGTAGCAGGATATATCCAACGTGAATATAACACTGGTATGAATACTGGTGAATTAGTTGATATGTTAAAAAAGGATGGATATGATGCAGTCGTTACTAAAATCCGTTAAATCTTGGATCGGTAAACAAGCTAAAAGAGCTGCAATGTCTGATGAAGAAAGGTATCTTTCTGACTCGGTTGACCTTGCAGACTTTGAAGCACGTCAACAGAAGATCATGTATGGTCAAGCACCACACCAGATCAACGGTAGACATTGGCTGGACTCTAAGTCTTACCAGTGATAAGAGGGGGAGTTTCGACTCCCCTTTTTTTTATTGACACCAATCAAAATATAATATATAATGTTCCTTCACACTTAAAGAGGGTTATGAATGCAATTTTACACTTCCGTTAATCGTCTTGGCAACTCCATTCTTGTGAGGGGTTACAAAGACGGTGTAAAGACTCAAGAACGCATTAAGTTCAAGCCAACATATTATGTTCCAACAAAAGAAAAAACAGAATGGAAAGCTTTAAGTGGACAACCAGTTGCGCCAGTCAGCTTCAGTGACGGTAAAGAAGCAAGAGAATTTCTTAAACGATATAAAGGCATGGATAATTTTGAGGTGGTGGGCAATACAAATCATATTGCTCAGTGGGTTTATGACGTATATCCTGACCAGATTAGATTTGACCGTGAAGTTATCAACACGACCACAATTGATATTGAAGTGGCGTCTGATGACGGATTCCCTGAACCAGATGCTGCTAACCATCCCGTTATTACCATTACTATTAAAAACAATATTGATAATCTCTATCATGTATGGGGTATGTATGATTATGAACCTCAGTCAGAGAATGTCAAATACTATCGGTGTCAAGATGAGTATGAACTACTTCTGTCTTTCATTGCTCACTGGCATAATCCTTCTAACTGTCCTGATGTAGTCACAGGCTGGAATACTACATTCTTTGATATTCCTTACCTTGTCAATCGTATCACTAAAGTTCTTGGTGAAGATAAAGCAAAGATGCTGTCACCTTGGAAGCATGTGCGTGAACGCAAGGTGAAGAGAATGCACGGTGAACAGCTGGCCTATGAGGTCACAGGCATTCAACAGATGGACTATCTGGACTTATTTCAAAAGTTTGGTTACACCTATGGCACACAAGAGTCCTATAAACTTGACCATATTGCACATGTTGTCTTGGGTGAAAAGAAACTTTCCTATGATGAATATGGTTCTCTGCACTCACTCTACAAGCATGACTTTCAGAAGTTTGTAGACTATAACATCAAAGATGTAGAACTGGTAGACCGACTAGAAGACAAGTTGGGTCTGATTACACTTGCCATGACCATGGCTTACAAGGCAGGGTGTAACTTTGTAGATACCTTTGGCACAACAGGTATTTGGGAAACTATTATCTACCGTGATCTTATGTCTCGTAAGATTGTTCCACCATTGAAGAAAGATAAGAACAAAAACAAATATCCCGGTGCCTATGTCAAGCACCCGATACCTGCTATGTATGATTGGGTAGTTTCTTTTGACCTTGCTTCGCTGTATCCTAATATCTTGGTACAGTGGAACATGTCACCGGAGACTATTGTAGATACGTTTAAGTCTAATGTTTCAGTGCAGTCTTGTCTGAATAAAGTTTCTATTCAAAATGAAGAGAATCAAACGACGGCTGCGAATGGTGTAGTCTTTCGCACAGATGAGGTAGGTATTCTGCCCCGTATTGTGAAAGACTATTATGTAGAACGTAAAGTTATCAAAAAGAATATGCTGGATGCCAAGCAAAGGCAGCAAGAGCAGGGTAACTCTTATGAGATTGAAAAGGAGATTGAACACCTAGAGAACCAGCAAATGTCTATTAAGATTTTGCTTAACTCTTTGTATGGTGCATTGGGCAACCAATACTTCAACTACTTTGACCAACGTATCGCAGAAGCCATTACCTACAGTGGGCAGTTGTGTATTCTCTGGGCAGAACGTGCCATGAATGATGCTATGTCCAAAGTCTGTGAAAAAGAAGATGACTATGTAATTGCGATTGATACTGACTCACTCTATGTCAATATGAAACCAATTGTTGATAAGTTCAATCCTAAAAACCCTATCAACTTCCTGTCTGAGTTGGGTGAAAAGCATTTCCAGCCTATCCTTGCAAAAGCATATGCTGAACTACATGAGTATATGAACTGCAAAGAAAACCGCATGGATATGGAACGTGAGGTTATTGCAGACCGTGGACTCTGGACTGCCAAGAAACGTTACATTCTAAACGTGCAGGATAATGAAGGTGTGCGCTATGCTGAACCCAAGATGAAGATCATGGGCATTGAAGCAATCAAATCTTCTACTCCACAGATTGTGCGTGATAAGTTTAAGGAAACCTTTAAGATTATCATGGAAGGGGATGAGGAACGCACACAGGAGTTCATACAGGGGTTTAAAAAGGAATTCTATAGTTTACCCCCCGAAGATATTTCATTCCCCCGTGGCGTGTCTAATATCACTGACTGGAAGGATAGAAGCACTGTCTACAAAAAAGGATGCCCCATTCATGTGCGTGGGTCTATCCTATATAACAATCGGGTAAAAGAATTAGGGCTTGACAAACAGTATGAAATGATCCAGAATGGTGAGAAGATTAAGTTTGTATATCTCACTCTACCTAACCCTATTAAAGAAAACATTATCTCATTTCCTATGATGCTTCCACCTGAGTTTAATCTACACAAGTATGTTGATTATGAAAAGCAGTTCAACAAAACTTTTCTTGATCCAATTAAGGTTATCCTTGATGCAGTTGGTTGGGAAGTTGAGAAGACTGTAACACTAGAGGATTTTTTTGCATGAAACTGATGCTTGGTAATTGCCTTGATAAACTCAAGGAACTTGATGATAACTCAGTGGACTCTATCGTGACAGACCCACCCTACGGTCTGTCATTCATGGGCAAGAAGTGGGACTATGATGTTCCTGCTGTAAATATTTGGGAAGAATGCTTTCGTGTTCTGAAACCCGGTGGTCATTTGCTTGCCTTTGCTGGCACTCGTACACAACACCGAATGGCAGTAAATATTGAAGATGCTGGCTTTGAAATCCGAGACATGATTGCATGGGTTTATGGTTCTGGCTTTCCTAAGTCTCACAATATCAGTAAGGCACTGGACAAGGTAGGCTCACCTGAAGCACAGCAATGGGATGGTTGGGGAACTGCCTTAAAACCTGCCCTTGAACCTATCACTGTTGCTCGTAAACCTGTTGCAGAAAAATCTATTGCAGAGAATGTTCTGAAGTATGGCACTGGTGCTATTAATATTGATGAGAGTCGGGTTGGTACTGGTGCTAAGAAATGGGAAAAACCTAGAGGTGGTATTTGGAAAACAGATACCGATGCAAAAGCAAAACTGGTAGATAACCCACAAGGACGTTTTCCTGCAAACCTAATCCATGATGGTTCAGATGAAGTGGTTGAGTTAGCCGGGGAGTCAGCACGTTTCTTCTACTGCGCCAAGGCGTCTAAGAAAGACCGTGATGAAGGTTTAGACCAGATGGAAGAACAGCAGTTTGTCCAGTGGCAGACAGGCAACGGTGCTAGTGGTAAACCTTCCTCTATGTCTGAAGGGCGTGACACCAAGCGCAAGAACACTCACCCTACTGTGAAACCTACGGACCTTATGAAGTATTTGATTCGTATGGTAACACCAAAAGGCGGTGTTGTGCTTGACCCATTCATGGGTTCTGGTTCTACAGGTAAAGCAGCCAAGTTAGAAGGTTTTGACTTTATCGGTATTGAAATGGATGAAGAGTATTTTTTGCTTGCAAAATCCCGAATTGATGGTATAATGGTAGAGTCAACATTAGAGGACTTTTTTAAATGAAGAAATGGAAGACACCACTACGTTATCCCGGTGGCAAATCTAAGGCAATGAATAAGTTGTTTACTGACCAGAATATGCCAGTAGAACACATTGCTGAGTATCGTGAACCTTTCTTGGGTGGTGGCAGTCCTGCTATTGCTTTTGCTAAGATGTATCCCAATACACCTGTCTGGGTTAATGACAAGTATTACAATCTCTACTGCTTCTGGAAAATGCTTCAGGAGCAGGGTGACAAACTGCATGATGTTGTTATGTCTATGCGCAAAGAGTATGATACAGAAGAGAAGGCAAAAGAACTGTTTACTCGTATCCGTAAAGATATTGATGAGCAGGATGATATGTTTGAGATTGCATGGCGCATGTATATTATCAACAAATGCTCTTTCTCTGGTCTGACTGAAAGTTCTTCATTTTCAAAACGTGCTTCTGCTAGTAATTGGTCTATGTCAAATATTAGTTCTCTTCTGTATTACCATGAACTTATTCGTGACTGGAAGATTACTAACCTAGATTATTCTGAACTTCTTACTAATGATAAGAATACCTTTGTCTTTCTTGATCCACCTTATGACCTAAAGAAAGACTATGGTCTTGCAGGTGGTGATGGTGAAGCATTATATGGCAAGAAAGGTGCTATGCATAAAGGTTTCAATCATATAGAGTTTGCAGATAAACTAAATCAACATGAATGTATGATGATGGTTACCTATAACTCAAATGAGAATATCAGGAATCTGTTTGTAGGATGGAAACAGACAGAATGGGACTTGACTTATTCTATGAATAATGGTAATATAAAATACCAAGAAGCACAAAAAGACCGCAAAGAACTATTGTGCATTAACTACAAAACACATACCTTAGAGGATTTTTTAAATGATGCCTGTAACTAACTTTGAAAAAGTAATCCAGTTTATGAACACCTATAACCAAGAGGTGAAGCGCAAAGCAGAATTCCCTGATGCTACAACTACACACTTGCGAGTAGACTTGATTGAAGAAGAACTGAATGAACTGAAAGAAGCAATTGCTAATGAAGACCTGATTGAAGTTGCTGATGCTCTTGCCGATTTGCTCTATGTCGTGTATGGTGCTGGTGGTGCATTTGGTATCAATCTTGATGCATGTTTTCAAGAAGTCCACTCTAGCAACATGTCTAAATTAGGAAAAGATGGTAAACCAATCTATCGTGAAGATGGTAAGGTAATGAAAGGTCCAAACTTCCGTGAACCAGACTTGAAGAGTATTTTGTAATGAAAATTATTGCAGGACCATGCCAGTTAGAAGAAGACTCTTTTGAGGTTGCCAAGTATTGCCAACGCATTGCAGAAGAGCATGGCATGGAATATTACTTTAAGGCAAGTTTTGATAAAGCAAACAGAACTTCTCTAAATAGTGAGAGAGGTATTGGTGTTGAACGTGCAATGCCTATCTTTGATGATATTAGACGTAAACTACGTTGTAAGA